GCTCCTTCTTCTCCCTCTACTTCCATTCCATCCGCGAAAAGAACCCGTCACGTTTTCTGTCAAGGAAAATCGAGGAAACTCTCCTTTTCTTAACGTATAGAAGCGTGGTGGGAACTCGGTTGCGGTGTGGTTTGGTCCTTCAAAGGGGATGAGGCGCTGCGTAATTCTCAGCGTTCTCACGGCGGTATGATGCGAATCTACCGTCGTCCCTCCCTGTCGGATTGAGTACGAAAGAAGTTGGAGTCGTGAGGTTTTCAACATAGGTGCGACCACCCAGTTGCACTTCTTGGGGCGAAATACTCTGCCCCATCACTGCTCATCGAGGAGTTTCCAATGCGTGTACGTACCCTAGGCGCTTTCAGTTTGGGAGAGTCGATTAAGGTCTATCAGTGGGATTACAGTTGTGCAGCACCGACTGTGCCCACCTTGATCTCGACTACTCCCGGCCCTAGCGTTGGTCGCGTCAAAACGACCTGGGACGTTGTCACGCCGTATTATTGGAAGCGTAAGAAGGCGGGTGAGATGATCTTCAACCCGTTTAAGTCGATCACCACTACTCGGGATTATTCTCCGAGTGCTGGAAGAATCAACACTTCTGTCGCAAACTCTTGCGCAGCTCCGATTAAGCACGCAAAGACCCAGATTACCGGGCCTCAGCTGGCCGTTAACATTAGGCCCGCGATCGTGCCGAACCTTATATCGGATACCCGCTACGCAAACCTCGTTTCTGAGACCATAACAGCCTGTTTCGCTGATAGGGGTAAAGGTAGTGCAAACTACTTTGAATCTCTTGGTGAAGCTGACAAAACGTTTAGGATGCTGCTGAACCCTTTGGAGAACGTCGTAGCTTTTCTTAAGCGGTTCCCTCGTGGAACCCGAAAGAATAAGATACGGCGTCGACTTATAGGGGGGAAGCTTGCATTGACGTTTGCCGCTAGTGAGTACCTCCGGTTTCGTTACGGACTAAGCCCACTTATCGCGGACATCCAGGCTGCAGTGAAGGCTATGAAGAAAGGGCACCCTGACGCTCCGATCCGAGTGAGCTCTCGAGCTCACAGAGATATCGAAGTGCCGGACTACCAAACTCTTTTCTTCAGCTTCGGCGACATTTACGGTAGCGGAATGACGTACTACGTGACTAGACGGGATTCACTTTCCGTCCGTGCCGTGTGGTACGATAGCTACCAGCCGTCTGTGCTTCGTGATCTCGGCTTCTCCTCGCAGAACTTGCTTGGAGTATGGTGGGAATTCACGAAGTACTCGTTCGTCGTTGATTGGTTTGCGAACATAGGTGATTTTATCTATGCTAACTTGCCACGAGTCGGAGTTGTACCACTTGGAGGGACCTATACTGTCAAAAGAACGCAACGGGAGGTCGTTAGTCCCGGGTTCATAACGCAGAATGATCCCTCTTACGTGATGCAGGGTGGAATAACTGATACTAACTATGTCAGCCAAGACACTCTAGCACGTGAAGTGCTCTCGGAGGTAGATCAGCTCAGGCACCCAGTGATTAATGCCGATTTCCGGCTAGACCATTGGACCCGTGCTGCCGACGCAGCTGCTCTTGTTACACAGTTGCTTAGTCGCATCAGTTTCGGCCCTAACAGAAGTTTCCGGGCGAATCCTGATTTCATGCCTTCGATACAATGGCCCAATTAGGGCCACGCATGGGGGTGCTTTCCCTCTTTGTAACATCTTGATAGGGGATTTTCCCGATGTCTTTGACTGTCAATGCAAAAACCTACACCGCTGACTCGCTAGCCGCGAATTCCATCGGCTACGCCGGCCCGGCGCATACGTTCTCCCTCTCCGATTACATCCGGATCGGGCGAACCGCGCCAAAGCCGACTACGCAAATTAGTGGTGTCGGTCGCGTCACCTCCAACCTCAATAGGACGGTCCCTCTGACCGGTGCTCTCACCACAACTGGTGCTCTCACCGTTAAGATTGAAGTTTCCGTTCCTGTTGGGTTTGCCGGCGCAGACGTCGACAGCGCCCTGAACGACATGGGGTCTCATCTTGCCTCAGCAAGCTTCAAGCTGATGGCTAAGAACTCGCAGATCAACTTCTGATAACATCCAGGAGCATCTGTGCGTGACCTCTTTGCCTTCGTGATCGTCCTGATTACGATGGTTGTCGTTCTTCCTCGGTTCGTTTCGAGGACCTTTGGAGATCCAAATGAGATCCAACGTGGGTGCACGTCAGCTACGGCTGTGCAATACACAACTGGGAATTCAGCCTACCGTGAGGTACGCGAGTTTCCTTGAACAGTTGTTGCGGTCCAATCCGTGTTCTGAGGCTTCTGAACTCCTTCCTTATGTTTTAAAGGGAGACTTTAGGGGGCTTCTTGATACGGCTGATTCCATTTCGTCGCGAGAGTTTCCGACGGCCCTAGAGCATTACAGGGCGAATCAGTTCTGCAGTGTTATAAGGAAGTATCCGTTTTCCGACGATGAGAGTGGTTACTCACCTCGTAGGACGGCTACTGCTGCGTTCCTTAGCTCCGAGCATAAGTGCGCTCGGGTTAACACGCGGTTCCGCTTGTTTCGCAACTTGCGGAGTCCCCACGAGTACGAGCTGGAAACGGCCCGTGCGTGGATCGAGAAAACCATTGGTGTCGAACCAGATATCAGTGATCTCGGTAGATACTGCAGATTTGGACCCGGCGCGTCATTGGGGGTACACGGCAATTCTACTTCGATGGGAGCAAAACTCTTAGCGAAGCGTTGGACGTGCACACCAAGTGCCTTCTACTTAGCTCGGGCTGTGATGCGGGAAGACTTTCACGTTCGCGAACTCCTTCATGGAGCGCGCGCGGACGTGCCTGCGCCACTATCGCCCTTAGAGTTTAACAAACTCTTCGAGGCCAAGGTCGAACTAGTAGATTACAACAAAATCACGTTTGTCCCCAAGACTGCGAAGACTGAACGTACTATCGCGGTCGAACCGCTTCTTAACGGTTTTCTGCAGCTAGGTGTCGATGCGCTTTTACGCCAAAAGCTTAAGCGTGTCGGCATCGATCTGTCGGATCAGTCGTTGAATCAGGCTCTCGCACGACGCGGGAGTCTTGATGACAATGACCCTTGGGTAACGATCGATCTTTCCGCCGCGAGTGATTCTATCTCGACGGAACTCTGTCGTTTCCTTCTGCCCCCTGAATGGTTTGCATTTCTGAATCAACTCAGGTGCCACAGTTACGCTATTGATGGGGTTAAATCTCCTTATCAGAAGTTTGTGACTATGGGTAACGGTTTCTGCTTCCCACTCGAGACGCTGATTTTCGCGTCTCTGTGCCAAGCCTCTTCGACGCTGGCCGGCACCGGATACGATGGTTTTCTCGTATATGGTGACGATCTAATCGTTAGGCAGTCTTTGGCACCGGTACTCCTGCGCCTTCTCGGCGTTTGTGGGTTTAAACCGAATCTCGCTAAGACCTTCTTAAAAGGGCCATTTCGCGAGTCTTGTGGTGCAGATTGGTACAGTATGGACGATGTTCGTCCCATTACACTTGATTATCCGCTCGACTCTGTCGAGAATCTGATCAAGTTCTACAACATGACAGGGTCGAAAGAACGATGGGAATCGTTCTTCTATGAGACTCGCGAATTCATCCGCGAACTCATTCCTCCTGAGGTTCGATTCTGCCGCCCGTATAAGGGGCAGGTCGATACCGCTCTTGAGGTTCCCCTGGATGTTTTTCTGGGTTCACCTTTCTGTCGATGGGATAGGACGTTTCAGTCTTATCGATGGTTAGAAATCCGGAAGTCGTCGGTCTATGATTCTTCCTTGACCGAATGTGTAGGGTACGAAAGTGCCGTAATGCGGGGCGCCCTCGCGGGGTTGAAATCTAACCCAGCCCGTGGCTACTTTGGCGCAAGCTGTCCAAGCCCCTTTACTGTACGTCGTGAGACGAGGACAAAGATACGCTCTATAGCGTATTCCGGTGCATCAAGTAATTGGACGCCGGCTTAGCCGATAGTACTATTTCGGCTATTTTCTCTCCTTTCTGTCATGGATATCCGTGACATTATTGGTTGAGTGGAGGCCTCGCTCCTCGTAAGAGGAGTAGAGGGACTCGGGGAAGGATGCAGA